AGGCGCAAATCTGTGCCGCGCGAATCTTAAAGACGCCAATCTCGAAGGCGCTTATCTTGAATATGCGTATCTAAAAGGCGCAAATCTGTGCCGCGCGAATCTGTACGGCGCGACTCTGTACAGCGCGAATCTAAAAGGCGCAAATCTGTGCCGCGCAAATCTTAAAGACGCCAATCTTGAGGGTGCGAATCTTAAAAACGCGAATCTGAAAGACGCTATCGGAGATGGAATTTACATTAAAAACATCAATGAGTTGTATTATCCGATTACCTACACCCATGACAGAATCCAGATTGGCTGTAAAAACAACAGTATTGAAGAGTGGCTAAATTTCAGCGACTCGGAAATTTTAGCCATGGACGGGCGAACAGCTTTGAAATTTTGGAGAGAAAGCAAAGATAAAATCTTTGAACACATAGCTGCGAATCCAGCGAAACCAACAAAAGAGGAACATGGAAATGAGTGTGAATAAGGTGATTTTACTTGGTAGACTCGGGCAAGATCCTGATGTGCGCCAAACTAGCAGCGGGCTAAAAGTCGCGAATTTTTCTGTTGCCACAAGCGAAAAATGGAAAGACCGCAATTCTGGCGAACGTAAGGAAAAAACAGAATGGCACAGAGTTGTTATTTTCGGGGCGTTGGCTGATGTTGCAGACCGCTTTTTGAAAAAAGGCTCAAAAGTATATATTTCTGGCAAGTTGCAAACCAGCAAATGGCAAGACCAAAGCGGCCAAGACCGCTACACAACTGAAATTGTTGTACAAGGATTCGGCGGTGAATTAGTAATGCTGGATTCGGCTGGTGCTGGCGGTGGTTCTGGCGAGTCGAAGCAGTCCAGCGATTGGCAAAAGCCAGTGAGCTACGAAGATGATGACGATTCGTTTGATGACGAGATTCCGTTTTAAAGGGGGAAGGCATGAGAAAGAAAATTTCAGTATACTTGTCAGAATACGAAATTAAACGGCTTCGGGTGGCTGCTGAGCACAAAGGATTAAGATTGGCTACCTACGCTAGGGATGTCGTGAATGCCGCTGTAGACGGCTGTATAACCGATTTAAACAGAACGAATCGGGCGAAGTTGAAATATTTGGCTGAAAAACATGGAGCCGATTTAAAATGAAAATTAAAGTTTTTTGTCCAGAATGTGGCAAACCGAAGACTTTTGTACCCAAAGAAGATGGAACCATCTGCATACTTTGGGATAAAAAACAAGACGTCTTTGAAAAATTCACGCAAAAGTACCACAATCACCGAGTCGTTGAATGCGGACTCGGATGTCATGAATTTTTAATTATTGCGAAAGGTGATTAAAAAAAACATTTGACAAATGAAAAAAACATCACTATATTAACCCCATAAAGGCTTGGCGTGTTTCCTCCTTTTTCCCGCTAAGCCTTGGCTGTAGTGCTTTTTTTTCTCCTTTCCTCGTTGTTTCTTTCGTTGTGCGTTCCTTTCGTAAAGTCCTATCTTCGGATAGGGCTTTTTTTTTGGCTTTTTTTGTGTTAAAAGTAAAAAAAACTTATTGACAGGTGCAGAATGACCGCAGGAAGACCAACATTGTACAATGATGATGTACAAAAAAAAGCAGATGAGTATTTAAATAATTGGGAAAAAACTGGCGATGTCATTCCAAGCATTGCAGGACTCGCCGATTATCTAGGTCTAGCTGTGCGCACTATGCATCTGTGGAAAGAAAAACATGAAAAATTCATGCACACGTTAGAAAAAATACAGACAAAACAACACAGAGTCTTGCTAAATAATGGTCTAAATAATACTTTTAATTCAGCCATTGCAAAACTTGCACTTGCAAATCATGGTTATAGTGAAAAAACACAAACCGATTTAACCTCAAGCGATGGTTCTTTATCACCTGTGCCAGTGACTTTTGTCACAGACTTTGAAAAGAAAAAAGATGGTTGAAGTATGGTTGTCAAAACCAGTACATGAAGTTTTTTCACCCCCCCTAGGTTCGCTCCGTTATCGCGGTCTTTATGGCGGACGGGGAGGAGGAAAATCCTACCCAGTTGCACTTGTCGCAGCGACATGGGCAGCGAATCGAAATTTAAGCATTCTTTGCACCCGCGAATATCAAAATTCAATTAAAGATTCATTTCATAAAGAGCTAAAAAGTGCAATAGCTGGAAATGATTGGCTCGCGCCACATTATGATATTGGCGTTGATTATCTTCGTTGTAAAACAACAGGAAGTGAATTTTTCTTTAAAGGCTTACAAAATACAGACTCGATTAAATCTTTTGCGCAAATTGATATTTGTATTGTTGAAGAAGCCGAAACAGTAACCGAATCGCAGTGGGTTGATTTAATTCCTACGATTCGCAAGCCAAATTCTGAAATTTGGGTATTGTGGAACCCACGGAAAAAAGGCAGTCCAACAGATTCGCGGTTTAGACTAAATCCCCACCCCGATTCGGTCATTCGTAAAGTTGGTTGGCAAGATAATCGATTTTTTCCAAAGGTGCTAAAAAGCGATAGACTCCATGACTTGGAAACACTTTCACCAGAAATGTACAATCACATCTGGGAAGGTGAGTACTTGCAAATATCAGATGCACAAGTTTTCAAGGGTAAATTTGTTAAATCTGAATTTGAAATTGGTAAAAATTGGGATGGTGCATATTGCGGGCTTGACTTTGGTTTTTCAAGAGACCCTACAGCAGCAGTACAAATGTGGATTAATGATAATACACTTTACATCTCGCATGAAGCTGTGAAAGTTGGCTTGGAAATTGATGAAACAGCCCGATTTATCAACGATAAAATTCCTGATTTTGGCAGGAATAAAATCATAGCAGATAGCGCCCGACCAGAGTCGATAAGCTTTTTACGGCGTCATGGATTCCCTATGTGCCAAGGAGCCAAAAAAGGCAAAGGTTCTGTAGAGGATGGTGTTGCTTTTATTAAGTCGTTTGACCGAGTCGTTATCCATCCGCGTTGCACAGAAACTTACAATGAATTTTGTAATTACAGCTACAAGCAAGATCGTCTAACAAAAGATATTTTACCCACTATTTTAGATGCCAATAACCATTGTATTGATGCGATTCGGTACGGCTTGGAGCCAATAATGAAAAACCAAAATTGTTGGCTACTGGATTAGGGATTTATTCACATGATTTTCAAAAAGACACCAAAAAAAGATGCACCAGTAAAAGACGGGCTTTACAACTTTTTCAACAAACTTGCGAATAGCCGCAATGCCCTGAATACAAACCGATTCGCAAATGTCGGGCGGCTATCTTACGAAGAAATGTCGGCGATTTACAAAACTGGCATCATGTCAAAAGTGATTCGTTTGAAGTCAGGTTATGCACTTGATGATACGCTAATTTTCGACTCGGAGGAATCGCAAGAGTATTTTGATAGAAATTTATCCATTTTTGTGCAGCAAGCAACAAAGTTTATGCTTGTGTATGGCCGTGGCGTGATTTTAGTACAGAAAAAAGGTGCAGACTTGTCGCACCCAGTAACTGGCATCACATGGGATAACGTAATTTTATCGGTTTTTTCCCCTATTGAAGTTTCTGTTACATCTGTGAACAAAGACTTGCAATCAGGTCGCATTTATGAACCAGAGTCGTACAATATTCGTGGCGTTAATGTTCATCCAAAAAACATAATTGATTTCACATATGTAAAACCAACATTTGATGAGTTGCCAACTTACGATTATGGCGGTATATCAGAAATTGAATTGTGCCATGCGCAAATTATTGCGGATGGAATTATTGAGCGCTCTTCTGCAACAATAATTGAAAAATCAAGTAACTTTTTTTACAAAATCACAGGTTTTGGGGAAGCGCTGCAATCAAATAGAGAAAGTCAAATCGTTGATATGATTGCGACTCTAGAAAATGCGCGCAGCATTTACGGGGCCGGCATTATTGATGCTAACGACTCGGTAGAAGTCCTTGCGCAAAGTCTTTCAAATTTGAAAGAGATTCAAGAAAATAGCTTGCGCCGAATCGCCCTTGTGACTGGAGTCCCCTTACCTATCCTTGTCGGCGAAAATGCAAACGGACTGAATGCAAGCGGAAACTTAGAACAAAACGCTTGGCAATTCACTATCGAGTCGCTTCAATCAGACTATCTAATAAACCCAATTCGGATTCTTTGTGACCGACTTGGGCTCGGTGAGGTCTCATTCAAAGAGAACCAAGGCCAAACAGCTTTGCAGCGAATCGAGTACGAACAGAAAGCAATCCAGAATGCGGCAACTTTGTTTCAGATTGGTGAAGATGCTGCAAAATACCTTGAAAACGCGGAAGTTTTATTGCCCGATAATGACGATTCGTTTTTTCCAGAAATGGGGGTAAGCGAAAATGAAGATGCAGATTAAAGCAGATAAAAGGACAACGATTCGCGTAAAAGCTGCCCAAAAAGGACTTGAACGCCAATTTGCGCAAGAGTCTGGTAAAATGATTACTAATATTTTTAGCCAGCTTGAAAATGGGACAGTAAAAAAACTGAATAAAGGCACTGTAGAAAAATTTAGAGATGCGCAAGTAGGAAATTATGCCGTAATTTTCAATCGACTCGCAAAAGACGTTATCAAGAAGATAAAAAAAAGATATTCTGATGAAAGAATAAAGAAATTAGTGGAGTCGTATCTTAACAAGCAAGACAAAGCGAACGCGCAAAATCTTTACAATGCGATTGAAAACAAAATAGGAATTTCTTCAAAGCAGCTTTTAGCACAAGAAGGATTGAAGTCGCAAAGAAATGCGCTTCTTCTCGAGTCGGTTGAATGGATGAAGCGGCAAAGAGATGATGCCATTTCTTTTTACACGGCAAACACTTTGCGCGTCATGGCATCAGGCGGCGGTTTAACAGAACTTTCATCCGTGATACGCGAGATGAAGGGCAAGCGAATCGACCAAGCAAAATTCAATGCCCGCAATCAGATTAATAATTTCAACACATTTTTAACAAAAAAGCGCGCCGAAAATCTCGGAATCACGCAAGGAATTTGGATTACTGCGGGGGATGAACGCGTACGACCTTCGCATGCGGCGCAAGATGGTAAAATATTTGACCTTGACAAAGGCAGATTCGTGAATGGGCGTTGGTTATTGCCCGGTCAGGATTATAATTGCAGATGCACTATGTACTTAGTGATACCAGAGGGTTAAAAAATGGGTATTTATTCACAATATTTGACTTTAATCATGTAAGATGTGGAGCACCAAACCTGTGAGAAAAATTACTGATGCTTACTTTCGCGACTCGGCTGTCATTGATGAAGCTGAAAAAACCGTTGTTTCCATGCGTGACGGTATTCTTGAATATTTAGGCGCTGAACTTGGATTAGAACCAAGTGATAAAATATTCAAAGTTTACCGAAGCCCCGCGACAATTGCGCAAGCCACTAAGCTTATGGATAATATTCCTATTACTGATGGGCACGTAGAGCCTGAAGGTGAAGTATCCGATTCGCTTGGCTACATCACAGATAGCGATTTTATAGATCAAGTTGATGAATTGCAAAAATCTACGATTGCAATAAAAAATAAGTATCGACCAGAAAAAAAATTGCTTGACAAGCTCAAAGATGGTAAAAGAGAAGCATCGTTAGGCTATAAAGCCTCTTTCATAGAATCGAATCGAAAGGGGTTCGATTTTGAACAACAAAACATCAAGCCGCACCATCTTGCAATTGTAGAAAAAGGAAGATGTGGCGAGTCGTGTTCTTTTATTGATAACATGGGGGCTAAAATGCCAGAACAGATGAAGGCCGAATCGGAAGATATGGACAAAACAGAAACCGAATCCAATGATATGGATAATGTCATGGAAATGTTGGGTGCGCTAACCGAGCGACTCGCAAAGCTTGAAGAAATGATGAAGCCGAGTGAAGATGAATATATGGAAAAGGAAAGCGAAGACTCCAAACCATTAACCGACTCGCAAGAATTCAAAGACGCAGCGCAAGCTGTTGCGAAGAGCTATGCCGCGGCCATCACCAAGGGTGTAAAAATCCTTGACTCTGAATTTGACTTTTCAAACAAAACGCCGCTTGAAATCATGAAGGCGTGCGTTGAGCAAGTACAAGGTAAAGACCACGGCTTCACAGATGATGAAATTCCAGTGGCTTTCAAGTTGCTAAAATCCGAAGAAAGTCAATATAAAGATTTTGGCGACTCCGCAAAAACAAGCCCCCTAAACGTGCTCTCTGATAAGGAATTTTAACAATGGCTTTTAGCAACCAAAATTTAACACAAATTGAAGGTGTTGACGGGGGTGTGCAATCAAATCACCCCGCCAATATGGTCTTCACCTATGCAAATTATGAAGATTTATTGAAGGCAGGTCGATTCGCAAAAATTGACGCGGGGCGACTCGATAACATGGACGGCTCAGCGACTCCGAATATTGCAGGTGTCGTCTTGCGATACCCATACATGACCATTGAGGACGGCGGTGCTTACGACTCCACAGTGGTGCCTCAAGTTTACGGCGTTCTTTACAAAGGACTCGTAACTGTTGATGTAAAATCAGGCGAATTGGCTCCAGTAAAATTTGGGAAGGTTTACGTTTCCAATGCTGGCGATGCTGATGATGGGCTTGCAACATCAAAAGTTACAGATATTGATTTTGGCGTAAAATTCATTGAAGAAGTCAAGACAGGCGTTTGGCTTGTTTTGGTTGATCCAGCTTAGATATAGGTGATAAAATGACAAACAAAAACAAATTGTCAAATGTTTTTAACATCAAATCGATTAAAACGCTGGATTCGGCGTTGCAGTCCTTCGGTGATGTTGCGTTTAAAGACGCTGCTCAGGGAAATTTGCTTAATCGGCAATTTTTCCGTTTAGACCCGCAAATCTTTGAAGCTAAGTATCCAGAAAATACTTATCTAAACAGCGGAATCACCATTGACAATTCCGGCGGTGCAGCAACTTTCATCCAATCATTGCGCCGCAATCGCAATGGGCAGTTTAAACTTGCTGGTGACTTGGATGCCGCAAAAGGTTTAATTTCCTACGAACATGAAGTTTCTGGCCTGCAAGTTTTTGATTATGCGGCCGAGTCGAAATGGACAGATCAGGATGTTAGACGCGCTGCAATGGCGAATCTAACTAACCCTGTGAATGAATTTTTGCGAATTCACAATGAATTATATCAGCAACATATTGATATTTCTGTTGCAACTGGCCTACGCGATTTAACTGGTGCTACAGGTTTGTTAAATTACGCAAACTTTACAGATGTGACAGCCCCCACAGCACCAACTACAGGGAAAGAGCTTTATGCCGCTATCACATCTGTAATCGCGCGTCAACAATCAAAAGCGAACGGCATTTTGCAATTTATGCCAACGCATGTGATTTTCCCCATTGATGTGATGACCGCATGTGAAAATACCGTTTACGACTCGAACGGTACGAAGCCAGATACTGTTCTGGCTGTACTGCAAGGTAATTATCCTAATATCACTTTCTTGCAGTCTGTGCGCAACAACACAGGTGGTGTAGGTGGTGCATCTGTAATCATCGTGTATTCGGCAAATTCCGAAAACATGAAGATTCGCATCCCCGAACCATTACGATTCGCCCCACAAAATCAGGTTGGGTTCACCTTCACGGTGGAGTCGCAATTCTCTATTGCTGGCATTGATATTCTTGATAACAATGCCGCGACTCGGATGCTGGGTTTAGATGTATCCGCATTTGTTCCTGCTGCTGCTTAAGGTGTAAAAAATGGCGTTGATTGACGATTTTAAGAATTTATTCCCTGAATTTGATTCGGCGATTGTGGATCAACGCTTTTCAGAATTGTACGGAGTCGCCATCTGTATTTATGGCGGCTCCGAGTCTGTACAGTGTCAAAAAAATGCGTTGCTTTATTTGATTGCGCATCTTTTTGTTTTAGATCAAAGCCCTGACCAAGGCACGCAAGGGGCTGCAACAAGCAAAACAGTTGGCAGCGTATCAACAAGTTTTGCATCACCAAGTAACATTTCTTTAAACAATTCTTTTTTATCATCTACAAAATATGGGCAAATTTTCCTAAAACTTATTCCATACCGTAGCGGGGGGGTGTTTGCATGACACCAGAACAAACGCAAAAGTTGATGAAAGAGTATGAAAAACAGCTTGAAACATCGAAAAAAAAAGCTGTGAAAGTTGGGATCCCATCGGATGTTGTTGCGGGCGAAATTTACAACGGAAAAACAATCCAGCAAATTGCGGCTTATGCCGAATTCGGAACATCCGAATCCCCGCGGCGCTCTTTTATCGGCGATACCGTTAAACTGAAACAGGATGAAATAAAAAGAGTCATTGACAAACAGTTTTCTTTGCTTTTTGAGCGTGGTCAAAGTGTAAATAATGGCCTAGAAACGGTTGGGGCATTCGCGTCAAATAAAATAAAAGAATCATTTAGAACAAGTGGATTTGGAAAATGGAAAAAGAATGCCCCTTACACGATTCGCGCGAAAGGTAGCAGCAAGCCTTTGATTGATACGGGTACTCTTAGAAACTCCATTACATGGGTTGTTGAAAATGATTCCTAACATGGCCGCAACAGTGGCAGCTTTTGAGCAAGCGGTTAATTTAATTACAGTGACGAAAAGCATTGTTGCGGGCGATTTTAAAAATCCAGTGGAAAGTATTTCATCGCAAGAATCGATTCGCGCAGTCATTCAAGTTGCGAATCCCGAAAACCTGAATGTTTCTGAAATTGATTTTAGTTTGCGGTACGTGCGAATCCATACACGCGTAAATCTAAACATAAATCAGTATATCAGCTATGCAGGAAGCACATACCGAATCGTAACAGAACAAAATTGGAGCGATTACGGGTATTTTGAATGTATCGGGGAGGAGTGGCATGGAACCTTTGAATAACTTTTGTGCTTTTTTTTCCGATTTAATGGGTATCACATACCCAACTTTGCAGCTTGGCAGAACAAATGCGAATCGGGGCAATGATAATAAATCGCTATTGGTGATTATAGATAGCGCCGGCGCGAAGGCTTTAAGTGGATTCGGAAATAAATACGATGGCGACTCGGAGGAAACGACATATTATTCCACAAGCGTTCTGCCTGTTACTATTGATTTTTTCGGTGATGATGCGCAGCAGCTTGCGTTTAAGTATGCCGCGATATGCACAGGCGAGTCGGCTCGGCGGATTCTTTACAATGGCAATCTGAATATCACAGTAAAAAAACCGCGACTCGTGCAGGACTTGAGCTTTATTGAGGGGCGCACATGGTCGAATCGTTATCAGGTGCAAACTGATGTAATATACATATCATCTTTTACCGAGTCCGTGTTAAGATACGACAATCAAGAAAGTACTTTTTTAGTTGACAAATAGGGGCTAAGCATGGCTGACATTTCCAATGTAGTAACGGTTAATTTAAACCTTGAACCTGTGCTTGCGCGGGCGGGTAATATTAACACTTGTGCTATTTTTACAAGCAATAACAATGTTTTATCAACAAGCGAGCGTTTTCGCTCTTATCGGACTTTGACCGAAGTCGAGTCCGACTTTGGCACATCTTCACAGGAGTCGGTATGGGCACGGCGTTTCTTTGGTGCTCCGAATCCAGTGCAAGCAGGTGGTGAGCTTGTTTTTTCTTTCTGGCGCGCAGCAGATGAAACAGTACCAGCAAAAGCCGCCGAATTAGAGGGCGGGCAAGTTGTTACCGAGTCGCTTATTCCACAGTTGCAGCAGATTACAGATGGTGAGTTTGATGTAACTGTTGATGGCGGCGCTGTGCAAAACATCACTGCACTTGATTTTTCTGGCATTGATAGTGCAGATGAAGCGGCGGCAATCTTGGATGCTGCCATTTCTGGCGCAAGCGTTGTTTTTGATGGAAACCTAAAATTTGTTTTGACTTCTGATACAACGGGGGCTTCATCAACTTTAACATATGCAACAGAGCCTGCAGCGCCCGCAGGAACCTTTATTGGCGACCTGCTACAATGGACACCCGAATCGGGCGGACAGCTAACACAGGGGGCTGCAAGCGATGTTTTGACGGCCGAATCGAAGCTAGACGCAATTAATGCTTTACAATCAGAACTTTTTGTTGGTGGCATGACCTTTATTGCCCGCCTAACAGATCAAGAAATTGCTGACATTGCTTCAAAGGTGCAAGCGGATCAAACGACTCTATTTTATTACACTTTTAACAATGTAACCAATTTGCAACGGAGCCAAGCGAATCCAGCTTGGAAAGTAAAAACATCTGGACAAACCTTTTTCCGCATGACTTATACCACAGCGAATCAAACTTACATGGCTGCGGCATACATGTCGAAAACACACAGCGTGCTTTTATCTGGTCAAAACACGACCAAAACGCTAAATCTTAAAACTTTAACAAACATCGAAGCCGAGCCACTGAGCCAGACAGAAATTAACGCGGCCGAATCGATCGGCATGGATGTATATATTCCTATTAAGGACACATCCAACGTGTTATCATTCGGTGCGAACGACTACACGGACAACATTTACAATATCGCGGCTTTTGCCGAAGACTTGCGAATCGGGTTGTTTAACCTTTTGCGCGGTACGGCAACAAAAATACCACAAACAGCGGCAGGAGTCGCAACCGTTGTTCAAGGGGCTGCAACAATTTGTAACAAATATGTGCGAAACGGTTTTATCGCGGCTGGGGAATGGACTCGGCCTGCTGATACCTTTGGTAATCTAGATACCTTTTTGAACGCGATTCGCACGAAAGGATATTACATTTTAGGCACAGACCCTGCAACACAACTGCAATCTGAACGCCAAGAACGTAAAATTACACTGCAAATTGCCATTAAGCTGGCTGGTGCTATCCACATTGTAAATGTCAATGTTGTTGATAACAAATAGGTGAAAAAAATGTCAAACACTGTAATTTTATCGCAGACCGTCATTGTGGATGGTACGGTTATCGCGGACGCGCCCGAAGGTGTGTTTGCGGATATTGATTTTCCGAATCCAAAAACGGCGCGAGTCAATGGTCAAAATGGGGCGACCATTTCGGAAACATCAAACGGAAAAATTGCTAACATAATTGTTTACGCAATGCAATATTCCGACTCGGATGAATTCCTAAATAATTTAATGAACGAATCGCCTCGCAGATTTATTGAGGGGCGTATTTCTTCCCAAATCCAGCGCAATGGCGAAGAAAAAACCGATTCGATTGAATTTCAAGCAGGTGCGATTGTAAATGAAAATACAATTACACTTAACAACACGGACGGCGCAACAGTCGCACGCCAATACACAATTCAAGCCCTAGCGACTCGCGAGGTGTAAAAAAATGGATCAGATGGAACTAGCAAAACAGATTCGAAAAGATAAGTGCATGGAAATTAATGGCCGAAAATATGAATTGACATCGGTAAATATTCATGATGCGACTTATATTAATGGTTTCCTCGGTAAAAATAAGGATTCTTTGGAAAAAGAAGGCGCTGCTTTGGGGCTTATGAATAAAGACTTAACTCCAGATTTTGCGCAGGTGCAAAAAATCATGGAGCGCGTCTGGCTTTTTGATGGGTTTTCTATTGAAAAGTTACCAAAACACTGGGATGAACACCCCGAAGACTATTATCAATTCTACATTTTTGGAATGTTAGCAATCGCATCCCCTTTTTTGGGCGGAGTCGCTACAAGCTAAGTTATATTGTAGCCAGAGATAATGTAGAACATATCAAGCACACAAATGTAAAAGAATGGGATTTTATTCTTTTTAACCTCATTAAAAGTGGATATGGGAGTTATTCAGAATTGAGCCAGATTGATGCAGAAATTGTGCTTGATATGCATGAACATATGTGCATATGCCAAGATATTGAAAAGCATATGATAGACCGTGCAAGGGGTAAGTAATGGCAATTGTTAATGAAGTTGTAACAAAGTTTTCATTTGCTGGAAACTTATCACCATTGCAGCGGTTCAATTCTGGCTTGGATGGTATCATAGCGGGTTTAGCTGGAGTCGCGGCGGCAACTGCTGGCGCGGCTGTGGCGGTAGCTGGCTTTACAAAGTCTGTTGCCGCTTCAGTTGATCCCACCATTCAGTTATCAAGAGCAACAGGTGTCGCAGTTGAAACTTTGCAAGAATTGCAATTTGCTGCGGCAACCAATGGCTCTTCGGTGGAGTCGCTAAACGCTTCGATTGAACGCTTTTCAATTCGAATCGGGGAGGCTGCTAAAAGTGGCAATGAGGACTTTCAACGACTCGGAATCTCAATCCGTAATGCATCTGGAGACGTAAAAAGCACAGATGAATTGTTGCAGGATGTGCAAAAGAGCTTTGCTCGCCTGAGCTTGTCGCAAGCGGAAAAAATAGGATTCGCTGAGCGACTCGGTATTGATCCCAGCCTTGTGCAGCTCTTAAGCTTAACAGAGGAACAACTTGCGGCGACTCGGCAGGAAGCTGAGCGAATCGGCGTCTTTAGCACAGAGCAAGGTAACGCGCTGGCATCACTGACGGATGAATTCACGCGAGTCGGCTTTGCGATTGATACTTTAAAAGTTGATATTGCTGCTGGCCTAGCCCCTGTGATTCGCGGCATTGCCGATGATTTTAAAAATTTCCTCGCCGATAACCGTGAATTAATTGTGAAAGGTATTTCTTTTGTTACAAAGGGAATCATCGCGCTTAGCGAGTCGTTTGTTAGGCTGGCTCCAGTTTTGGGGGTGGTCGCTGCTGGTTTTGTTACCCTTAAGATTGCTACACTAGGATTCGCGGGCGCGCTTGGTGTGCTCGCTTCGCCGATTGTTATTACAACGGGCTTTATCGCTGGCATTGTACTTTCACTAGATGACTTAATTGTTGCGCTGAGTGGTGGCGAATCGGCAATAGCAAGCTTTTTTTCAAGCATTGTAACTGGTGCGCTTGATTTTATTATTGAGGGCATCGAATCGATAAGAGAGGCAACCGCTGATCTTGCAGATGATATTGCTAATTTCCTAGGTAAAGATGTGACTGGCGTCATATCATCTGTAATATCGAACATTGGTAATGCAATAAAAAGCATCACAAACGCAATTTTTAGCGCGCTATCTGGTGTTGCGACTCGCATTGTAAATACTTTTACAAGTATTACAGGTCGACTCGCGGGTTTTTTTGAAGCTCCAATTGGAACAATCAAGGGAATATTTCTTGATTTAACTGGTTTTATTACTGGTGTCTTTTTGGATGTTATAAATTCCGTTGTTGGCATATTTGATGATGGTTTTGTAAAAATAGGGCAAGGCATTAGTGAGATTTTTACAGATATTGTAAATTTCTTTAAAGGAATTTTTTCCGATTTAATTCTTGGTATTGCTGATGCTGCGAACACAATCGGAGTTATTTCCGATGAAGAGCTACAAAACTTGCAAAAAACATTTGAAGTTTCTGTTAATAAATATGCAGATCAAGGCGTAAGCAACACAGTAAACAATGCCAATGTTAATCAAAATGTAACAATAAACGTGCAGGGCAGCAATGCAAATGAAATTGCAAGTAATGTTACAAATAATTTAAATAGCCAGTTGTTAGATACCCAAAACCAATTCCGATTCGGGGCACTATGATGAGTGAAAGCCAGTCTTTTTTAAGTGGTGTACAGAAAAACACCCGATTCGGAATCAGCCGAGTCGGGATTGGTGGCTTTACATTTTACACAAATGTTAGAGAAGTCCCAACTTACCAGAATAATGTTCCTGATACGTTCCTAGAGGATGGTTCCAGCGTATCACAAAACATAATAAATGCCCCAATTCAGTTGGAAATTACTGGAGTCGTTGGTGATTTATTTCTTGACTATTCTTCAAAGCCAGAAATACGGCGTGTTGTTTCTGCAACACCTGCCAACATAACATCATACGAGCAAGGGCAGCTAACTGTTGCGCAGCAGCAGCAGCGTGCGCAAGTTATTGATGACTCCGAGTCGCGCTATTCAAGCATTGATGAAAGCGGGCAACAACCCGCGGCGATTCTTGGCGGGCAGCTATCTCGTTCGAATCAAGAGAAATTTATTTCAACGATTGAAAGCTATTTTTTCGGAAAAAACCTAATTTCTGTTGATGTTGGCACACGTCAGTATGAAAACATGGCTATTGTTTCATGCGCACTACCACGCGACTCGGTATCTGATTCAATCGAATTTTCTCTTACCTTGAAACAAGTCCGAGTCGTTAGTGCGCAAGCCTTACGAATCCCAAAGGGGCTAAAAAACACAGCTTCACCAGCTATCAACGGGCAAGCCGAAGAGTTAGCAGAAAAGGGGGCGCAGACTGGAAAAGAAACAACAAATCAAGAAAAAAGCCTTTTAACTCAAATTTTTGAGGCGTTCTAATGTCAAAACGAATCGAAAATATAACAGATGAATACAACCAAAGGCATGTTATTACTACTGATTTTGTGGAAATATCCCTATCTTTGAACTACAGCACAATAACAAAATCATGGAGTATCAGCGTTGTGTATGGCACAACTGGAATTTATGGCAAACGAATCGCGCTGAATGTTCCTACATTTTTAGAACAGAATTTGCCCTTTGATTTTGTTTGCCTCGATTCGTCTGGACAAGAAGTTGAACCTTTTTTGAAAAATGATTTTTCATCTGAGCGCTGCAAGCTTTATTTACTTGAGCCTGAAGACGTGCGGCAGATTCGTGGGTTTAGCGTGCCATTATGAATTTTTTATATGATTATTTTCTTACTGTTGGCTTGCGAAATGGTGGCACAATTACAGTTAGGCCACCAATGCGAATTACTTTCAATATCGAGCAAGCCACAACGGGCGGACTAAATAAAGCAAATATCCAGATTTATAACTTATCGGATAGCACACGCGCGCAAATCGTGAAAGACCCTACCGACTCGGTTATTATGCAGGTAACTTTGCAGGCTGGATACGTTGGAAATATTAAACAAATATTTAAGGGTAACATAACACAAGCAAGAAATGCGCGCCAAGGTGTTGATTTTATTACAAGTATTGAATGCTTAGATGGTAACGAAGCGGCACTTTCAAGCTTCACAAGTGCGGCTGTGCGCGGAAAAAACGAATCGATACAACAACTTGTAAATGACATGCAAGGAGTCGACTCTGGCAAAATTACAGAGCAATCACCATTGACTCGCGCCAAAATCATGTTTGGGAATAGCTGGAAATTATTGCGCGACTCCACAGACCCGCAGCAAGAAGTTTTTATTCATGACCAAAGGGTAAATATTCTTAATCGCAATGAAGTTTTAGGCAGCACTATCCCAATTGTTTCACCTGCCACAGGATTAAAAACCACACCTGAAAAACAGCAGCGGCAAATTGTGTTCACGACTCTAATAAACCCAGCCATCCGACTCGGCGAACAAGTATCCCTGCAGAGCACAACAGCCAGATATATCAACGGAATTTACAAGGTAATTTCTATTTCTTTTACAGGTGATTATGAAGGTGAAAGCTGGGAGCAAAAAATTAAGGCTATCGCGAATCCAAATTCTAAGGTGCTATAATGCCAGAAAATGTGCAAATAACAGATATTTTTATTGAAGTTGTGAAAGGTTTTTTATCCGACACGCACACATGCACGATTGCGCGAGTCGTTGCAGTAAATGAAACAACGATTGATGTAAAACCTGTTATCAATGCAAAGGACTCCAACGGAATTGAAAGGGAATTACCTGTTTTTCCAGAGGTTCCAGTTGTTCATATGCAAGGCGGTTCTTCATATATGGCTTTTCCTATTTCTATAGGGGATTATTGCTTACTTGTTTTTTCTGAACGATGCATAGATCGCTGGTGGTCTGGTTCTGATAATGTTTTGCCCGCAGAATTCCGCATGCATGATTACTCTGATGGATTCGCTATTGTTGGTATTAGAAACGAATCGAATGGGATAGAAATACCGAGCATTATCACGACACAGGGCGACTCGGTTCAAGATGGGGACTATACCTTAAACGGCGACCAAGTTGTGAATGGCAATATTACAATTAACGGAAATTTAACCGTAAATGGAAATATTAATTCAACTGGTGGCATGAGTGCGGGCGGTGAAATTACTTGCTCTGATGCGGTTATTGGCGGAATTCGATTCTCCACACATGTTCACGGTGGAGTCGTTTCTGGTGGAAGTGATACGGAGGTGCCAAAGTGAGAGTAAGTAAATTAAATAAAAATGACGATTGGAGCTTTGGTCGCGGAATTTTGGATTATACAACAAAATCCAATGCCGTTCTTCAAAATTTAAAGACAAGAATTAGATCGTTTCAAAATGATTGGTTTTTGTCAATAGAGTCAAACATTGATTGGCGCACAATTTTAGGGCAGCCAAGTAACGAAAGCGTAATAAGGTCAGAAATAGAGCGAGTCGTTTTATCTACAGATGGTGTTGCAAGCCTTGACTCTTTGGAGCTTATAACGCAAAATAGGAAAGTAAGAATCTTGTTGACAGTAACAACGATTTATGCCGATGTAGTTTCTTTGCAGGTGGATTTGTAATGGTAAAGCCTATAATTGATGAAAATGGCGTGCAAATTGGAACGCTTGCAGATGAAATTGAAGATTTGTCAAATAAATTTAAAGCTATTTATGGCGATGATATTAACATCGACCAAGATAGCCCAGACGGCCAGCGAATCGGCATCATTGCAAAAGCGTTACAAGATTTAAAAGAATACGGCCGTTTTATTTACCAGAGCTTTGACCCTCTGCAAACCAGCGGAGTCGCACTTGCGTCTATTGGTAAATTGCAGGCAACGACTCCGCGCGCGCCTTCACAGTCCCAATGGAATATTGATATAACAGCGAATCAGACCGTAACACTTGATGATACGTATACGATTCGAGATGATAGCGGGCAAGAATGGGTTGTTGCAAGCCCCGTAACAATTCCAGCAGGAACAACAACGGTAACTTTTAATAGCGTTTTGTTCGGCGCTGTGATTGGTAGCACAGCGGCCACATTTGAGCAAGTAACTTTTAAAACAGAAATAACAGGAATTACAGCAACGACTCCTGCGATTTTAGGGCGGGATGCTGAAACAGATGCGCAATACAAGCGCCGGCGCGCAACATCGGTTGCGAATCCATCACTTTCCACCACAGACGGATTAGTTTCTCGACTCCGCAATTTGTCTGGTGTTTTTGATGTTAATGTGGAAGATAACGACTCGGATACAACTTCTGCAAATGGCACACCCCCACATACTTTATGGCTTGTGATTGAAGGCGGGGCACTCGCTGATATTGCGGAAACAATCCACTTCAATAAAACAGGTGGAGTCGGTTTGCGCGGAAATATCGAAGTTACGTACATTGAAGAGGTGGAGCGGCCAAGCGGTACGCAACAAATTCTTAATACCTACCGATTCGATACACCCACACTTGTAGATGCTTATGTTTCAGTTGTTGCGACTCGTAAAAATGCCGCGACTCCATTCGATTCGGACTTTATAAAAGAAAAAATCGCCAGCTACACAACATCAATCGGCTTTAATTTGGCCGCTGATAATTTATATTCTTTGGGGTTGGAGGCAGGAGAAACTTTTATTTTATCAGATATGCAGGTTTCAAGAGATGGTATTTCTTTTACAGATACTGAAATAGTTGCTGCCATTGATGAACGGTTTGTTTTAGACCCGACTCGCGTAACTGTGACGGAGGTCATACCGTGATAGATATTGATGAATTAAAAAATCAATATGAATTGTTGCTTATCAAGCAATATTATGAAAAACCAAAGGCATTAGCAGAGGTAGGAATATATGCACAAGCTGCGGCAGAAATAGCAAGTTTTTATCATGATATTTTTGAAAGTTTTGATTTAGACTCGGCTGTAGGTGTGCAACTTGATGTTATCGGTCGCATACTTGGCTTGCCTCGCATTGTGCATTTTGTCATAGAAAAAGAATTTTTTGGGTTTGATGGCGATCCAACGGCATTGGGTTTTGATGAAAAGTTTTTAATTGTCGAGTCGGCTCCGTTTAAAGATAAATTTGAGCCAGCCTACACGAGTCAACAATTAAATGACAATGATTATCGCTTTTTCTTGAAAGCGAAAGCTATCACAAATAATTCAAGTGCTTACTTATACAACGAAGAGCGTATAAATATCACTGATGTGATTTCATTCCTATTTGATGACCGCGCATATGTTCTTGACAATCAAGATATGACGCTAACATTGTATGTTTCTCCAACTTTTAGTTTACAAACATTGCGAGGCGTTATCAACTTGAATCTTTTACCAAAACCGCAGGGTGTGCGCTATTATGTGGTGATTCAAGCTGAGCCAAATTTAACTTTCGGCTTTGCTGATGCACCCGATTCGCAGCCGTGGGATGATAAATTTAATCCAGACCCCGATTCGGGGATTTTTGCCGAAAAGGTTACAATCTAATGGTAAAGAGAATTATAAGACCCAATATTGATATTGATGCCTTTGCAGCAAACGCGCAAGGCACAGAGCGCACAGTTTTCGGAAGCACAACGCAAGCCGATGACCTAGAAACGAATCTAAACGCGGATTTTTTTCGTGGATGGGGAATTGTTCCTACTGGTGGCAAACCAACAAAGCAAGATTTTAATGGATTCGCTTACACCGTGACTCGGTTAATTTCTTACATTTATCAGATTGGCATACCAGAATACGCGCCCGCGCAAGTATATCATGACGGCTCATATTGCCGCTATGGTTCAACTATTTACAGAAGTTTAATAAAGAACAACCAAGGCAATCAACCCGATATCAGTCCAGCGCAGTGGTCTACCCAAATTACGCCATATGCAACCAAATCGATCATTGGCTCTTCACGATTCGCCACAGATGCCGAAGCAATCGCGGGCGTGCGGCAAGATGTTAATATTGCCCCCGATTCGCTTTATCAAGTTTTGCTTACATATGGTATTGGTACGGGTGCGGCAGGAAACCGTAGGAATCAAATCACAACGGGCAGCACAGATGATGTAACACAAACGGGCGTTTACCATGTATCTGGAATTGCTAATATCCCGCAAAATACAGAGGGACTCCTTGTTGTTTTTGCGCCATTTGGATCGCCGGGCGGTGATACGCGGGCAATTCAGCTTTTTGTTGCAGATGATGCAACAACCGTATGGATTCGCAAGCGGTTTCAGG